TCTCCTGGTGATGGTACTGGAGATCCAATTCGTACTGCTTTTCAGAAAGTAAATGATAATTTTATTCAGTTTGCGCCAGTTTCATTTTCTGGTGACTATAATAGTCTTTCTGAAATTCCATCTTTCGCAACTGTTGCAACAACTGGGCAATATACAAGTCTCCTTGGATTACCTCCACTTGGCAGTCTATCAACATTGTCTTCTATTAATAATAGTAATTGGTTTGGAACTCCTCTTTCAGTAAATAATGGTGGAACGGGACAAACAACTTCTATTGATGCATTTAATGCAATTTCCCCGATAAGTGTTTCTGGTGATATTATTTTTGGTAATTCAAGCGGACAATCATCCAGACTTTCAATTGGTGCTAATTCTACTATATTAACTGTTGTGAATAATTTTCCACAATGGGCTCCATCTGTTGGACCAGCAGGTTATAATACTCAAATACAATTTAATAGTAATGGAATTTTTGGTGCTGCAACAGCTCTAACATATAATCAAACTGGAAATTATTTAACCATAACATCTTTAGCAACTAATGGAATTCCTCTTAATATAAGAGGATCAAATGGACAGACTACAGATCTTATTGATTTAACGGCAAATGGTGGAACACAAGGAGGTCTTGCTAAATTTACAGCAAATGGTTCTCTTTATATTCAAGGTTCTGCATTATCTCCATCTTCATTAGAACTAAGCAGTTCCCATTTTTACGGACAATACTTTCAATTAAAGACTTCAACTGGTTCTTATGGTCCTTATATAAAAACAGTTGATAATAATGAAATTAGATTTTATCAAGCAAATAATAATCCAATTTGGAGTATTGGTTGGGGTGATGATCTTTTCTTTCATCGATATGGTGCTGGAATTATGCATCAGCATAATTCTATGAATCCATGTATTTATAGAGTATTTAATTGGTATCAAGATGAAGACAATTGGGAAGGTTGTGGTTTTAACTGGCAAACAGAAACTAATGTTTGTCGTTTTGGAACAGAATATTCTAATGGTATTTCTAGAGAATTACATCTTATAACTGGTGGAATTGTTAGTGCAAAAATAGATGCTTTTCAGAATTTTGTTTTTAATCCTACAGGAACTTCTCTTCTATCAACTGCTAATAATGGATTTATACATTTACCTGTATGTAATGGAATACCAACTGGTTCGCCTACATTTTTTGATGGTGCGGCTGCTACTGTTGTAAATGAAGCAAGTAATACTCTTAATATCTCCATTAATGGATCTTGGTATCATGTTAAACTTACTGCCGGAGCAGGATTTAAGGATACACTTTTCCTAAATACTCCATATAGACAAAATTGGAGTAAAAAATGCAAAATAGATATGGATTCATTTATATTTGGTACGATAGAAGACATAGAAGATTTTATATAGGATGTCATTGGGGAAGAGAAGATGATGGTTATATTTGTTCCAGTAGATGGATGATAGCTTCTTATAAAAGAAGACCACAAGACTTTAAGAGAAAGATTTTAATTTCTAATATTAATGTTCGAAAAGATTTATTAGAAGAAGAATATAAATGGTTATCTTTAATTAAAAATGAGGAATTAGGTAAAAGATATTATAATCTTTCTAAAAAACATTTTGGTCATTGGACCATAGATGAAAATAAAAGAAAATCTATAAGTGAAAAAAATTCAATAGGCTTGAAAAGATATTATCAAGAACATCCAGAAGCAATAATACAAAATTCTGAAAATAGAAAAAAATATTATGAAAATTCTGAAAATAGAAAAAAAAATTCTATTAAAACTAAAGAAGCAATGGCAAGACCTGAAATAAGAGAAAAATATCTTAATGGCTTTAACGAGCATTTAAAGAAAATTAGAAAAGAAAAAGAACGTAAAAAAGAACAATATAAAATTAATATAGAAAATAATAAAAAAATTAAATGTATTTATTGTGGTTATGAAGGACATTTAAGAATTATAACAAGATTTCATAACGAAAATTGTGAACATAAATTTGGCTTAAATTGGGAAGAAATAATGAATGAACATAATCTTGGTATATCTATTAGAAAGTTATCTAATAAATATAATATTCATAGAAGAATATTAACAAGAATAATAAATTAGATTTAAAGGATAAATATGAATAATTATAATGTAGAATTTTCAAAAGATGAACTCATAGCTTTATTACAATTAATAGATATTGCGATTCAGAGTAAAGGTCTTCAGGTAGCTGAAGTAGCAGTTTACTTTCAAGGCAAGTTTCGTGAAACAGTTTTAAAAGTTGAACGTGAAAATGAAAATAAGTCAAGTATGATAAAAAAGGAATAAATTAACGTGGCTGTATTAACAACTGCATATCATGTAGAAATGGCAAAACTAGCAGTAAATAGTTTTACTGCTGATACTCCAAAATATATTTTTATTGGTCATCCAGATCCTTGGGTGAATATTAATGGTAGTTATAATGATACGGTAATACCAAATGCTAATATTTCTATATTTCAAAGTGAAGGTGCAATTTATACAGATTTAGCATTTGGTAAACTTATAACTTCAACAGATGTTATAAATATGATTTCTCGTTATAATTGGACATCAAATACTGTTTATGCAAAATATTGGAATAAAGATGCAAATCTTTATTCCAAAAACTTTTATGTTGTTACTGATGATTTAAATGTTTATAAATGTATTGATAACAATTATGGAAATCCATCTCTTGTAAAACCAATATTAACATCTCAACAAGGTAACTTTCTACTTGCAGATGGTTATGTATGGAAGTATATGTATACTATACCTTCTGATATCAATTCTAAATTTTCTACTGTTAATTATATACCAATTACTTCAAATGCTTCTGTTGTTGCAAACGCAATACCTGGAACAGTAGATGTAATAGATTTAACATCTTTAGGAAATAATTACGCTTCATATTATACTGGATTCTTACAAAATTCAGTGAATAGTTATGTTGTAGTCTTAGATAGTAATGCATCACCATATTCAGATTATTATGTTGGTAGTTCTATGTATTTAAAGGCTGGATATGGTGCTGGTCAAATACGCGAAATAGTTCAATATGATGGATTGAATAAACTTGTTAGGTTGAATAGTCCTTTTAATTCATATGGGGTGTTTAGTTTATCTGATATATTTGGTAATTTTAATACAGGTGATACTTTTTTACAAACTATAGATAAGCTTTCTATATATTATAATGTTGGTGTGTTTCAAATTGGTGATACTATTGCTCAATCAGATACAGGAGCTATTGGACAAATTATTTCATCTAATTCTACATATCTTAATGTTGTTAGAAATAATTCTATTTTATTTGATACGAATATTCCTATATATAATACTATTGAATCTGGTATAATTCAACCAGGAACGGTCAATGTTCAACCACTTCCTATATTAGCTATTTTATCAAATACAAATCCATTTACTATTGGTGAAGTTATTTATCAAAGTAATGGTAGTGCTAATGTTGGTGTAGGTATAGTTTTTTCAGCTCAAACAGATCCAGTAGTTAGTGTAAACTTTAATCCAAGTATAAGTGTTAATTCTACCTCTGGATTTATTTCTATATCTAACAATCAATTTTCAAATGGAATGGAAGTTATTTATAATGTTTCTGCTGGAAACACCGTTATTTTTGGATTAGTAAATAATGCTTCTTATATTGTTATAAATGCAAACACTTCTGGGGTAGCTCTTGCAACTCCATTTTTTGATGGATTGACAGAGGCAGGTGATACTCTTGTGTCTCCTGATGGTTCTTCTCTTTTTGTAGAAGGACTTACTAGTATTAATATTTCTACTTCTATATCAGAAACATTTAATCCAAATACTGGTATTGATGCATATGATTTTATCAGTATTTCTGGAAATCAATATATCAATGGAGAACCATTAACATATACTGTTTCTACTGGAAATACTATTCCAGTAGGATTATCAAATGGATTTTTATATTATACTGTATATGCAAATACTTCTGGATTATGTTTATCACAGACATTAAATGGACCAAATGTTAATATCTTAGCTACTACCGTTTCTGAAACTGGTCATAATCTTACATTTAATATACCTTCTGAAACTGGTGATAGTTTATCTTATACACCTATAAGATTACTAATATCACGTTCTAATGGAGCATTTACAAATACATATCAAGTAGCAGGAAATACTTCTGGTTCTAATGCTCATATTCTTTCTGTTACAAGCAATTCTTATGGAATGGATTATATATTTACGTCAAATTCAGCTCAAACTACTTTTTCAACAAGTTATTATACTGGAAGTTATATAAGAGTTGGAAATAATTCTTCTAACAATATTAAAAGAATATTATCTGTTAATTCTTTCTATCTTACAATAGATTCTCCTTTAGCACAAACAGCAATATCAAATGTTCATTATTTGATTCCTAATGCTGCTGAAATATCATCATATACATTATTAAACTCAAATGGGATAATTACTAATACAAATTTAACAAGTGTTCAAATAAATTATTCTAACGCTTCCTTGTCATTTCAATTATTTATTCCAGGTGAAAGAGTTGATATGGTTAATTCCAATAATACCTTTCAAGGAGTTTATGGAACTGTTTCTTATTGTAACACTTCAACAGTTATAATTTCAGGAGTAGTTGGTTCTGGGTTTTTACAGGGATTTTATTTAAATGGAGAATCATCAACATTATCTGCTTATATAAATTATATTATAAGTTATCCAAATATAACTGTTTATAATCCTGTTGGTAATTTTGTTATAGGACAACAAGCTTATTCTCGTTCAACTTCTAATCTTTCTATCATAAATGGTCAAGCAAATGTATTGTCTTGGTATACTATTCCTGGACAACTTACAGAATATATTATTTCTCCTACAGTTACTATTGAAGGAGATGGATATGGAGCACTAGCATATTCCACGGTTAATACTTCAGCAACTTCTTCTTTTCCTTTATCAGAAATAAATGTTATCAATAATGGAACTGGATACACTTATGCGAATGTTATTATAACTTCTAATGCTTTATTTGGTTCGGGTGCTACGGCTCTTGCTGGTATTTCTCCACTTTTAGGGCATGGGGCAGATCCTTTAACAGAATTAGGTGCATCTTATGTATCCATTTCTGTAAATATATCTAATTCTTCATTAGAAGGATATTATTTTCCTACTTTTGGAAACTATCGTGTCGTTGGTATTATTGATAATCCTTTATTCGATAATCTTTATATAACTGTTAATGATTTTGATCGTATAAAACTTTCTATAAATTCTGCTTCAAATAATTTTATACAGGGGGAATTTGTATATCAACCTAATACTTTATCTGGTGGCACTGTTGTTTATAGTAATTCGTCTTATTTAGAACTTAAAGATATAATTAAAACTTCTAATAACTTTAGTGCAAATGGATTATATCCAAATAATGTTATTTCTAATGATAATATAATTGGAATGTTATCAGGAACAGTTGCCAATGTTTCTTCTGCTAATATTTCTAATTTTAATATTTCAACATCTGGTGAAGTTGTGATAGAAAGTTCTATTGCAAATGCAATATTAGTTGCAATTTCTAATACAACTAGTTTACAAGTTACTAATGTTTCTGGTATATTAAGTTCTAATAGTATCATATATGATCCACTTAATAATGCATATGCCAATGTTATATCATTAAAGGTAGATAATAATTTTACTGATGTTACCACAACATTTGGTCATAAATTTAATCAAACATTAAGAATTCCTCTTACTTCTAATACTGCACCATTTGAAATTTTTGAATATGTCACACAAAGTTATTCTAATGCTAGTGGTAGAATTATTGGAGGAAAGATAACAGTTCCTAGTTTAGCTAATACTGTAATTGGTAATGATATAGATTTAACTTATTCTAATACTATCGGTTCATTTTCAATTGGTGATGTTATATATAATGCCGGAAATGTTGGAATAGGAATAGTCATATGGGCAAATACAAGTTATTTAAGATTAACTTCTGTTTTTGGAACATTTTCTGACGAAGATAGTATAAATAATACAATAGGATCTTCAGCAACTATTGATGCCTTTTATCCTGTTTTAATACTAAATGATGTATTTGGAACATTTAACACAGGAGTTCTTTCTGGCAATATATCAGGATTGACTACAGGTTCATTAGGAAGGTGTGATCTTTTGAATGTAATACGATATCCTGATCTTGTAAGAGATTCTGGAAAAGTTTTATATTTAGAGAATTTACCTCCTTTCAGTTTATCTAATAACAGTAAAGAAGTAATAAATTTATTATTGCAATATTAAAAGGAATTTAAATGCCAAATGTAGGAGTTGACCTTTCTCGCAGTCCATATTTTGATGATTTTGATGCCAATGCACAACATCAACAAGTTTTATTTCGGCCTGGAGTTGCAGTTCAGACTCGTGAAATGAATGTTTTACAATCAATACTTCAAGATCAAATTTCTAAGTTTGGTAGGAATATTTTTAAAGAAGGTAGTATAGTAGAAGGTTGCTCTTTCACGTTTGATAATAGATATCCTTTTGTTAAGATTAATGATAATTATTCTAATGGAACAGCATTTACAATATCTAATTTTAAAAATTTAGATATTATGAATGCAAATGGACTGAGGGCAACTATTGTTGATACTGTTGCTGGTTATCAAAGTCAAGATCCAGATACAAATGTTCTTTATATAAAATATCTTAATTCTGCCACATTTTCTAATGGACAACAACAGACAGTTTTTTCTAACAGTGAACAATTAACTATAGCAACTTCGGAGAATGTTTTTATCGGAAATGTTACAGTTCTTACACCAAATGTTGCTAATCCTAATTCCATATCTACAGGCATAGGATATGCTCTTTTTACTTCAAGTGGTACTATATTCAAGGGCGGATATTTCTTACAAGTAGATGCTCAAAATATTATCGTTGATAAGTACAATAATGTTCCTGATGGCATTTCTGTAGGGTTTTCTCTTGCGGAAAATATAATAACACCAGAAGCAAATAATTCTCTTTATGATAATGCTGGTGGATCTCCTAATTATGCTGCTCCTGGCGCACATAGATTTAAAATCATTTCAAGTTTGCAAACTATGCAAACCAACAATATTAGTAATACTACTTCATTTTTTTCTATTTGTGATTTTCAATCAGGAGTTCCTGTTACTATTAAAACAGATCCTCAATATTCTATTATTGGGGCTGAGATGGCACGTCGAACTTATGAAACAAATGGTGATTTTGTTGTAAGTCCTTTTATTTTAACTACAGAACCAAAGAATTCATCTGATCCTCTTTTTTCTACTTATGATAATCTTGTATCTTCATTAGGAACAGCATATGTAAAAGGTTATAGAAATGAATTTTTAGCTTCTGTTACTACACCTCTTAAAAAAGCTATAAACTATGATACATTTTTATCGTCAGTAACAACAGCATCTTTTGGAATGTTTGTTTATGTTAATAATTTTTGTGGAGATTTTGATTTATCTAATTTAAGTGAAGTTGAACTTCATCTTGTAAATAATTATGCAGTAAGTAATAATACATTTTTGAATACTACTTATACTTCTAATACATTGATAGGATACGGTTATTTAAGAGGATTTTCTTATAATTCAGGACAAACTGGTAGTGGATCTGAATTATATAATGCTTACTTATTTAATATTCAAATGATTCCAGGAACATCATTTTCTCAAGTAAAAAGTATAATATATCGTCCATCTACAAATATTTTAGGAATAGCAGATGTTATTCAGGATTATATTCCTAAGTCAAATACATATGGAACGATATTAAAAGATCCTAGTGAAAATATGATGATATTTCCGATTGGACAAAAAGCATTAAAGTTAGATGGATTTCAGAATCAAAGTTATACATATAGAAAAAGAGCAAATTCTTCTTTTAGTGGTGCTACAGGAGTAATGACTATTACGTTAGAAACACCAGTAGGATCTGCTACAGAAAATTTTGATAGTGGAGGGTATCTTTCTGTTGGGGCACAACAAGCTTTTATTGTAGTTCCTACTGCTAATGGTGTAAGTACTAATAAAAGCGGTACAGTAAATGCAACTTCTTCTAATAATGAGATTTTAGGAAATTCTACTTCATTTTTAACTGACTATTCTCAAGGTGATTTTATAACAATTAATGGATATGTTGGACAGATTAGTTCCATTTCTAATAATTCATCTTTAATTTTAACATTACCATATCCAGGTACTACTGCATTAACCAATGTTCATTCTAAAGCTTTCATATCAGGTGTTCCTATTTCTTTTAATAGATCTGGGCGTTCTATTAATGCGAATGGAACTGTTGCAACATTTACTTTGGGTGATGCTATATCTGGTACATTTAATGCATCGGCATATTTTGATATTCTTAGAAGTCATGCAAGTCCAATTAAAAAGAAATTACAGCGCAACGTATATGTAGGCATTGATTGCGGAATACATCCCAATGGAACGAAAGGTTCATATTCTCTTGGATTTTCTGATGTTCATAATATAAATTCAGTTTATATTAGTAATGGAGTATATTCTAATACTGTATCAGATTCATCATACCTTTTTAAATTTGATAATGGTCAAAGAGATGATCGATATAATTTAGCATCTATAACCCCTATTGCTTCTGGAATATTAAATACTAGTTCACTAATTTTGGTGGATATGGATGTGTTTTTATATGATCAATCTCAAGGCGTTGGATATTTTACAGGAAATTCATATCCTGTTGATGATGCTAATGTATCTAATACATCTGCAATACAAACACAATATATACCACAATATATATCTTCAATCGGATCAACGTTTGATTTAAGAGATTGCATAGATTTTAGACCTTTTGCAAATAACAGTGCAAATTCCTTTGCAAATTCAACAAATTGGAATTCATTAGCTACAATTAATCCATCTGATAATTTATATTATAATATAAATTCTTTAACTGGAAGTTTTTTGCCGTCTCCTGATACAAATTATATTTCTGATATTCAATACTATCTTCCTAGAATAGACAAAGCAATTTTAACAACAGGTGGTTTATTTAGTACGATTACTGGAATTCCAGCAGCGAAACCATTAGCACCTTTAGATGTTGCCACGGCAATGACTCTTGGAATTATTACTGTTCCACCATATCCTAGTTTATCTACACCAGATGCAAAAGCCACTGGTAGATACGATTATGCTGTAACAATAAGTCTTACTCAAAATCGACGTTTTACCATGGCAAATATTGGTGGATTGAATGATAGAGTTACACAACTTGAATATTATACAACATTAAATTTCTTAGAGCAAACTGCTTTTAATAATAAAATTCAATCGAGTCAAACTGGGCAAACTAGATTCCAAAATGGGTTTTTAGTAGATCCATTTCAAGGATCTAATATTGCAGATACATTAGATCCAACATTTAATTGTGCAATCGATCCTGTTAGACAAGAAATGCGTCCGGCATTTAGTACATTTACAAAAGCAATGTGGACAGATATGGAAAATGTTCCATTTAATGAAAATCAGTATATCTATCAAAACTTTTCTTCTATAGCTATAAATGCCACATCTTGTATTTGGAATTATCTTACTGGACGAATTGAATTAAGACCTCAGCTTATTTGTTCTCCTGATTATTTTCAAGATCCAGATGTTGTTAATAATCTTGATTTAAATTCTAATTGGATCAATATATCATGTCGTCCTAATCCTGATGCAAATGATTGGAGAAGCCCATATGGAACAGATTGGGAACATTGGAGGCATTATCCACCTATTATAAATAATACACAAACTGCTAGTGGAAATACAGATAGTTATGGTAATGCGCTTACAGCATATCAGTCAACCACGACTTCGAATGTTGCTGCTTCTGGTCTTATTTTAAATAGTAATTCTAATTATAACAGTAATGGAATAACAATAGATACGGATGTTATTGACTTTGTAAGATGTAGAGATATTGATTTTATTGCAAGAGGACTTAAACCATCTACGACAGTAAGATTATTTGTTGGTGCTTATGAATTATCTAATCTTTGCAGACAATGCAGTAAGGGATTTGCAGAAGAAACATTTGCAAATTATGGTTCTTCTATAATTTCTGATAGTACAGGAACAATTTTTGGTAGAATTACTATTCCTGCAGGATATTTCAAAGAAGGTTCTATTCAATTTACATTTTTAGATAATCCATCTAATATTACTACTAGAGCAGATGGGTATTTACAGACATCATTTATAGATAGTAATAATTGGAAAGACATAGATGTTTCCGATCAAGTGTCTGATTATGAACGTGCGTCAGGAGTATCACCACAATATCTACCTGGACAAACTCTTGTTACAATTGCTAATACACCATTTTTATACAATAGACAACAAGGTGCAACTGATCAAGTACAATGGAATACATATTTTAATTCTGTTGGAAATACAAACTGGAAAAGGTTTCCGTCTCATAGCATTACTATAAATACAGATAATGATTGGAATGCAACATATGTTGCTCAAGATGGATTTCATTCTTTTGATAGAAAAGGTTCAGATGTTGGTAGAATTTCTAGCATTGCGCCACAAACGGATAGGAGATAATTAATGAGTCTTGCGCAAATATTTGTTGTAACACAACCTTTAGGCGGCATTTCTGTTGTAACAATTTCATCAGTGTCTCTTTATTTTAAATCTATAAATCAAACAATGGGAATTGATGTTCAAATTAGAGAAGTCGCTAATGGAATGCCTACTTATAACATTGTAGAAAATTCAAGAGTAACTGTAAGACCGACTGATAAATATTCAAATGGATCTTACATTTTAAAAACTTCTTCTGATGGCAGTGTGCCTTCAACATTTACATTTTTAAAACCCGTTCAGTTAAAATCATTATCAAGATATTCTCTAATGATTATTCCTAATATTGATTCTGCCAATAATGGTTATGTTTTATGGGGAGCTACTGCAAATGGTATAGATCAATCTACTAAAGTTCCTATACAATTTAATGGTGCAGTAGGATCATTAATTACATGGGATCAAGGATCTGATAGAACAACATTATCAAATCAAGCACTTAAATTCTCAATTAATAAGGGTTTTGCTATAAATCCAAGATATCATGACGATAGCTATAATTTTAATGAAGAACACATTGTGGTAAATGATTTTACTAATCCATTTACTATCGGTGAAAGCTGTTATATGTCAAATTCAAATTTAAATCTTGTTAATGCACAAATATTTCCTGGATTGCTAACTGGAAGTTTTATTAATGGGGAGTACTTTTATCAAACATTGGGTGGCGGTCTTGAGCCTATAACAGGTCAAGTTTATTATGCAAATTCTTCTGTTTTATTATTATATAATACAAGCAATACTGTTAGTAATACTATTAATATTACTGGTAATTCATCTGGAGCAAATGCCTGGATTGGAAACATAAATACGTCAGTAGTATGTTCTACTTTATCAAACACAATAAGTGTTCCTTTTGTAGGAAGTGGTTCTACTAATATGTTTTATGCAAATCAATCTATATTTTTAGTAAGTTCTGATTTGACTAAAAGTCAACCATTTATTGTGACTTCTGTAAATCCTGGTAATAATAGTATTCAAGTATCATGGAAACCGTTGTTTAGTGATTCAAATTGCTTAATAGGAACTTTAAGAGGAGATAATTTATCATTAAAAATGGATTATCAAGGTTATGATTCTATAAAGCAAAATAATATGATTGCCACATTTAATAATTCTACAGCAAATACACAAATAAATCAATATTTTCATTTTGCCAATTCTGAAGGAAGATTTATTATTGGACAGTCTTCAAGAGCACGTTGTATGAGTTTTGGTACAATAGATTTAGAATATCATTGTGTTATACCTCAATTACATTTTGATCAAATTGAAGAAAATGAACATAAATTGTATTGGGGAGGATACAGATCTTATAATACCTTCCAATCTAGTTATCCAAATGCGTGGAGGTATATTACAGAAATATGACAGGTATAAATAATTTTTTTACGTCAACTACTAATTGGATTGTTCCATCGGACTGGAACAATACTAATAATTATATGGCAGTAATAGGTGCTGGCGGTGGTGATAGTTGTGGTGGTGGCGGTGGATTTTCTTCTAAAAGTAATATTTCATTGACTCCAGGAACAACGATATATGTTCATGTTGGTCCTCATACTCCTTATCCACAACAAGGTGGTAATAGTTGGATTAACATAATAACTAATGCTCAACCTTCAAGTGGAGCCCAAGGAATATTGGGTACGGGCGGAATAAACAATGATAGTGGCGGGGGTGGTTACAATCTAGGCGGACAGGGGTTCTATGGTGATGTCAATTATAGTGGCGGAAGGGGTTATTATTATATAGGAACCGGTGGTGGTGCAGCCGGTCCCCATGGTAACGGATTAGATGCAAATTCGACTTATGGTGGAACTGGCGATGCCGGTTATGGTGGAGCGGGTGGCTATCAATATATTGGATATAATGCAACAGGTGATGGAAAAAGTGGTACAGAATGGGGGAATTACGGATCAGGTGGCGGTGGTGGTTATAATAACGGAGGATTATATGGTGGCGGTGGTGGCGATGTAGGAGCAGGAGGACAAGGTTTAGTTGTTATTTTCTATACTCCAGGAGTAATTACTCCTGCTAATACTGCAAATGGTGGTGCAGTATGCACTTGTGCTTTACCAATATTCAATCCAGGTGATGAAAGTACTGGTTCAGCCAAAGCTGCTCAATATTATTGGGCATATGGTAATTGGACAAGTATGTTTTCTGGTAGTTCTAGTCACTATGACAACAATTATAATAAGTTATTGTCTCTTACTTCTGATAATGATACTACAGCATATGATAATCAGTATGATATGCAAACTAATTGGACATTTACCAATGAACAGGAAAATTTATATTCAGATTACCCAAGAGTCTGGAAATCCAGAAGCAATGAATGGGTTGATGATGGTGGTCAAAGATCTGTTTGGTGTAGACATCGTGTTGCGATGGCAAATTCTTTATGTCTTCCTTTTTCAAATCCTTCTTTAGGATATGTAACTTGTACAACCAATATGTTGTATATGGATGAACAAACTTATGGATGGAGATTATCTTATACATATAATTATGGAATGTTTTTGCCAGGAGATATCGTAGCTCAAAATATAAATGCTAATACAACTGTATATGGTACTGTTTATCAGATGGATACAAATTATATCTGGATTAATATTCCAGTTGGACAATTTTTTGGTGAAATGTCCGTTTATAATTCAAGCAATCCTTCAGTAAATGCATGGGTTGTCGCTGCTACTGCAATAAATGAAAAATATTCTTCCAATGTATTTATTAACCAATCTAGATATATTTCTAAATCTACTCTTCTTGCAACTGGACAAGATGCAGAAGACTTACAGGTTTACTTATCTGCTTATAGACCAGCTAATACTAATTTTAAGGTTTATGGAAAAGTTATTAATGGAAATGATCCAAACTTATATGCTAATAGAATATGGTCAAGATTGGTTGAATCTACTAATACGGTAACATCATTTTCTTCATCAACAAATTTAAATGATTTTGTTAATGTAATGTATGATTTTCCGGTAAGTCAACTTTTATATGGAGATGTTTCAGGATGTAATTGTTCAAGTGATAGTTTATATGTTACTGTTCCATCAACAAATTCATTCCATACTGGACTTGCTTTATATTTAACAGATTCTTCTACTGGTGCATTTAATGTTAGAGGTGTAGCGCATATTGTTAATAGTAGTGTATTACAATTATTATCATTGCCATCATTTTCTAATACCACAAATGTTAATGTTGGTATTATTCCCGGTCTAGAAGATGAAACTGGTGCATTCTTATATGATGGAAATAGTAATATTATGAGATATTTAACACCTGATGATATTTTCTTTGATTCGTTTAATCAATTTTCTGTTAAAATTGTACCAATTTCTGATAATCCGGTAGTAGTTCCAAGAGTATCAACTTTAAGTACATTAGCACTTCAGGCTGACTAAAAAAAGAAATATTTGATGGCACAAAAACGCAAATTAGTTGGTATTATTGGACACGAAAATATATTAAGAGAAGCAGATAGTCGTGGTATAATAAATATTGATAATGATTCTTTAATGAAATATAAAAAAGAAAGAGAAATAAAATTAAAAATGATAAAAGTTATAGATGAGTATGATGAATTAAAAAAAGATGTAGAAGAAATTAAAAGTTTACTTAAAAAACTTTTAGATAAAAGATAATTAATAACAGAAAAGTCAAAAACAATAATGACAATACTAATAACTACAGTAGCTAATAATCAAACATTTGGGACGTGGCTTGTACGTACTAATGACATTTGTAATATTATATCAGAAAATTCCGTGACAGTTGATGCAACTTCAACTGGTTCTGTTTCTACGGGAAATGGATTTGTCAATGGTAATTTTGGATCTACACTTTTATATACTAAAGATATTAGTGGTAATGTTGTTATTAATTCTACAAGTATTAATACATCATGGGGATTTACAGCAAATTCATCAAATATAATATATTTATATGATTTATATTCTAATAATTTATACTTAGGAAGTAATATTAGTATAGGAAACTCTTCTGGATTTTATGTTAGTCGTAATTTAACTTCTAATACATTGAATGTTAGTAATTATTTCTCTGTAAATTCTACGTTAACTTGTGCAAATAATAATGCAGTAGTAAATGGAAATATTAATGTAGTAACTGCATTTGCGCAAACATCAATTAATATTGGAACTATTGTATTATTAAATACATCTTCTATTTCAGTAAATCAGGCAATAATAAATTCTTCATCAGTTATTATTGGAAATAATACTTCTACGGTTTCCCCTCTTCTTTATTTTTCAAATAGTTCTGGAAATGTGACTTTAACAATTAATGGTCTATCTTCATCGTGGGGAACCATATCAAACTCTTCTGGATTATCTGTAAATAGCATTTTTGTTGGAAATTCTTCTGGATTATTTGCGAATGCAGTTACTACAAGTCAAGTAGTAGCAAATTCTACTGGATTATATACTAATGCTGTTTATTCAAATACTATATCAGCCAATTCATCTTTAATTGGACAGGTAATATCAAATGCTTCTGGATTGTATGCAAATACATTAAATGCTAATACGATTAATGGAAATAATTCATCTATTGGGCAAGTTACGTCTAATTCTTCTGGGTTGTATGCAAATGTATTGAATTCAAATACTATTAGTACTAATAGTATTAGTACTAATGCTTTAACCACAAGTCAAAGCACAATAAATTCATCTGGTATTTATTGTAACATAGTCATAGCTTCAAATTCTGCTTCATTTGGAAATGGAATTATAATTGCAAATACTACTGGATTATATTCAAATCTTTTAATTTTAACAACATTAAATGCTATTTCTATCACATGTGGACAAACTGTAATAAATTCTACTTCATTATATACAAGTACTATTAATGCAAATTCTTATTTGAGCATTATAAGTGGAACCAATTCTGCTATTAATTCTACAATAAATGCTTCTTCATTATTTATTGGAAATTCTTCACTTCTATATATTGTAGCTAATTCATCAGGAATTTTTACTAATAATAGTATTACTGTTTCTGGAAATCTTTTTGTTACTGGAAATATAACATCAACAGGAACTACAGTAGCTAATGGTGATTTTATACCTCTTTCTAATTCTTATAATTTAGGAAATTCTTCAAATAGATGGATATTATGGTCATCTACTATAAATGCTTCTTCTAACGCTGTCTTGCAAGATAATTTAAGTGTAAATAATTTCATATACATTGGAAATTCTACAGTTAATTCTACAATAAATTCAAGTGCTTTTACAGGAACAGCGAATAATACATCTTATGTTGGATCTGTTGCAGCAGTAAATGTTGTTTCTAATGCACAATTATCTTCTAACCTAGCGAATTATCTACTTGCAAACGTAGCTTCATTTTCTGGTACTGCAAATAATACATCTTATGTTGGATCTGTTGCAGCAGTAAATGTTGTTTCTAATGCACAATTATCTTCTAACCTAGCGAATTATCTACTTGCAAATGCAGCGTCTTTTGGAGGAACAGCGAATAATACATCTTATGTTGGTTCTGTTGCAGCAGTAAATGTTGTTTCTAATGCACAATTATCTTCTAACCTAGCGAATTACCAAGCAACTTCAACACTCAGTGCAAATATAGCATCATATATTCCAACTTATGCAGGAGCATTAAATGCTTCTTCTATATCTGTTGGTAATACAATATCCAATATAACTATAAATGCAACTGCTATTTTATTAACCAATTCAACAGTATCTTTAACATTAAATCCTCCTACATCAACTCAAATCTCTAATTCTCAATATTATTTAAATGCAAATGGATCGTGGATATTTTCTCCTATTTCATATGGAAGTTTTACAGGAAATACTATCGTAGCAACAACTATTGATTCATATCAAATGGCAAATTATAAAGGAGCTAAATATATAGTAGGTTGTTTAGATAATAATGCAAATAATAAATATTTTACTGAATTATTGACAACACATGATACCAATTCTGGTTATATAACAGAATATGGAATGATTACAACAAATTCTATTGTTGGAGTATTTTCAGTTTCATCTAATTCTACATATGTTTTATTACAATTTACTTCTTCGGGTTCAAATAATGTTACAATTTCATTTTCTAGGATTATAATTTAATGGCTACAAAAGCAAATCTTCTAATGGATGCAGCATCAGATTTTAGTGCTACTCTTACATTGGTTGATCAAAATGGTGATCCATTAAATTTAACA